GTATGGCTAAGAAATATTGCTAAGGAGTAAATCATGGCACGTAAAGATTTAGCAGGATTAGCGGCGCTTGGCGCATTGGGCATGATGTTGTCCAAGCGTAAGGGTAAAGAAGGCGCAGATACATCTGGTATGGATGCTGAAATGGCAGACCGTGCTAATGCAGTCTCACGCGGTAGAACAGACCTCGTGGATACCGGTATGTCTACACCAGAACCCGGTGCGGCTGCCCGTCCTGACGAAAACTACGGTAACGAAGGTCGTCGTACGGGGCCTGTAGGTGTTGGTAAAGTTCCTGTTCGGGCGGCATCGCCACGTATTGGCGGCTACATGTCTGACTCAGAACAAATAGCGCGGGCGAATACCCCCGCAGACACAGCCCAAGCTGATCGTGTCCGTAACTTAGCAGGGGCGTTCAACGTACCTTTACGTGGTCGTCGCGACGAAGCTGACAATCCCTACAAAAAAGGCGGTGCAGTCAAGAAGATGGCTTCTGGCGGCATGGCTTCCTCTGCTTCTAAACGCGCTGATGGTATTGCTACCAAAGGCAAAACTCGCGGAAAGATGTGCTAATCATGGCTGACATTAAATACCCCGATTCCACCCCCGTGGACGAGCCTGTTCGTACAGGCACTAAGCCCCAAGAACCCGGTAGCGCAATCAAGGTTGAAAAAGAACCTAAGCCTATGCCAGCACCAAAGGTAGTTAAGAAATTAGCTTCTGGTGGTTCAGCTTCTTCTCGTGCAGATGGTTGTGCCCAACGTGGCAAGACCAAAGGGACCATCGTCATGTGCGGTGGTGGGATGTACAAGTAATGATGTCAAGTCGCGGTATGGGCGCTATACGCCCTTCCAAGATGCCCAAAGGCAAGAAGACTGCCCGAAGGGATGACACCGACTTCACACAATACGCCGAAGGCGGAAAGGTAGGACTATATGCAAATATCAATGCAAAGCGCAAAAGAATTGCTGCAGGCTCTGGTGAAAAAATGCGCCGAGTTGGTGGCAAAGGTGCGCCAACTGGTCAAGCGTTCATAAACTCTGCTAAAACCGCAAGGAAATAATATGGCTGAACAGTGGATACAAAAAGCAATCAAGAAGCCCGGAGCATTGCGGAAGTCTTTAGGTATTAACCCAAAGAATCCAAAGAACCCGATCTCTCCAAAGTTGTTAGCTAAAGCCGCCAAAGCCCCCGGCAAGATGGGTCAACGAGCTCGTCTAGCCCAGACCCTTAAAAGTTTTAAAAAGTAAAGGAAACCATGTCTCAATTCACTCTAACTGCCGAAGAAGACGCAATCGTTCTTGATGCTCTTCGTGCTAAAGCCAATCTATACCATACGATGTGTGGCGTTGTAGACCCCGCACTAGAAGCGTTGGTTGCTAAAGTCGCTGGTCAATTTATACCTGTAGCGACTGAAGTTGAAACTCCAGCACCCAAAGCTAAAAAAGCTAAAGCCTCTACCTCTGACGAGTAATCATGGCAACAACTACCTCTGGCGCACTCAGCTTTAACCTTGACCTCACCGAGTTGGTCGAGGAGGCGTTTGAACGCGCCGGTAGTGAGATGCGCACAGGATACGACCTGCGTACTGCACGTCGTAGTCTCAATATCATGTTCGCTGATTGGGCGAACCGTGGCATCAACATGTGGACTATTGAGCCGGGGTCTATTACCCTAGTTCCCGGTCAGAACACATACGCACTGCCCAACGACACTATTGACTTGCTTGAGCACCTAATTCGCACAAATGCGAACAATACGACCAACCAAGCGGACTTAACGATCACGCGCATCAGCGTATCTACATACGCTACGATCCCAAACAAGTTAACCCAAGCCAGACCTATTCAAGTCTGGATTCAGCGCTACAACGGGCAGACTAGCCCTGTAGCTTCTACATTAACTACAACAATTACATCTACATCAGACACAATCGTGGTGAGTGATGTTACGGGTTTACCCGCAGCAGGGTTTGTAAAGATTGAGAATGAGATCATCAACTACGGATACATAACCCAGAATACAAATTCTGTAACTGGAACTTTGAATAGCTGTTTCCGTGGGCAACAAAACACGATTGCGACAGGTCATACAGGTGGTATCGCTCTCCCTGTGTACTGGCAACAAGTACCAGCCATAACTGTTTGGCCTACTCCTGACAATGCTCAGGACTACACATTTGTTTACTGGCGTCTACGCCGCACCCAAGATGCTGGCGGCGGTGTGAACATCATGGACGTGCCGTTTAGATTTATCCCTTGTATGGCGGCTGGTCTGTCGTACTACATCGCTGGCAAAGTTCCAACTGGGATGGAGCGGTTACCTATGTTGAAGGCTCAGTATGACGAGGCTTGGGAACTTGCCGCGTATGAAGATCATGAAAAGGCAGCATTACGTTTGGTTCCTAGACAGACCTACATTGGGAGGTAGTCGTGGGTAATCGTTTTGCTTCTGGCAAGAATGCGATTTCGGAGTGTGACCGCTGTGGTCAGCGGTTCAAGTTAAAGGTTCTTAAGACTGAGATCATCAAGACTAAGAACTACAACTTGTTGGTGTGTCCAGAGTGCTGGGACCCAGACCATCCGCAGTTGCAGTTGGGTATGTGGCCTGTGGATGATCCACAAGCATTGCGTAATCCTCGTCCTGACAGAAGTTATGTGATTTCTGGAACGAGCGGATTGCAGACAAATGTGAGTGGTGGCACTGGGCCAACTGGTACTGGTACACCGCAAGGTGGTAGCCGAATCTTTCAATGGGGCTGGAATCCTGTTGGCGGGGCAAGCAGTTTTGACGCAGCGTTGACGCCAAATAATTTGAATTTGGTTGTACAACTTGGTACAGTTACGGTAGCAACAACTTAGGAGTTGAAAATGGCAAAAATGGAATCTGGTAAAGCTGACATGGCTCAAGACAAGGCGATGATCAAAAAAGCCTTTAAGCAACACGACATGCAAGAACACAAGGGTGGTAAGGGTACTAAACTTACACTCAAAAAAGGCGGTGTAACAACCGACATGATGAAGTCTATGGGACGCAACATGGCTCGTGTCGCAAACCAAAGGGGCAAATAATGGCTACTTTTAGTAAAAAAATGATGGGCAAAGAAGTTGGTTCAGCCAACACTTACGCCCAACCGCACGATATGTCTGGTAAAGCTACAGGCTCAGACATCGGTTACAAGACCGACCCCAACAGCATGAGCGCGGCTGAGTCTACTCCCGGTGGTATGCCCGGTCGTCGTGTAAGCGGTGGCAACCCAGCTAACACCAACGTCAAGACCACTGGTATCAAAATCCGTGGCACAGGCGCAGCAACTAAAGGCGTGATGGCACGCGGACCGATGGCATGACCTATACGGAGCTCCTTACAGCGATCCAAACGTATACAGAAAATACGTTTCCCGCCACCACTTTGGCGGATAGCACAGTTGTGTCTTCAACGACCCAGCTAAATCGCTTTATTGAGCAAGCTGAACAGCGTATATACAACTCTGTTCAGTTTCCGTCGTTACGTAAGAACGTGACGGGTAATGTGACATCTACCAATAAATATTTGTCTGCTCCAGATGATTTCCTAGCTACCTACTCTTTAGCAGTGATAGATGGGGATGGTAAGTATGAGTACTTGCTGAACAAAGATGCAAACTTCATTCGTCAGGCATACCCCAACCCAACAACAGATACAGGTATCCCTAAATACTACGCGTTGTTTGGTCCGACTGTTAATACAAGCACAATCACCAACGAACTCTCGTTCATTGTTGGCCCAACACCAGATGCGTCTTACGCAGTAGAACTGCACTATTACTACTACCCAGTTTCTATTTCTGTTGCTTCTGATGGGCATACATGGCTGGGGGACAACTTTGATACTGTCCTTTTGTATGGTTGCTTGGTTGAAGCGTACACATACATGAAGGGTGAAGCTGACATCATCGCTTTGTACGACGGAAAGTACAAGGAAGCATTAGCTCTTGCTAAACGCCTTGGTGATGGTATGGAGCGTCAGGATGCGTATCGTTCTGGTCAATTTAGACAGGCGGTGACCTGATGTCTTTCACGGGTAACTTCACCACCAACACGTTCAAGACAGGCTTGCTTGATGGGGTGTTTAACTTCAACACAGGTACATCGCAGGTCTACAAGATTGCGTTGTACACAAACGCCGCTACGCTAAATGCAGATACTACAGCTTACACAAGCACAGGCGAAGCAACGGGTGGAAATTACGCGGCAGGTGGACAGATTCTGGTAGTTTCTCAAGTACCGACAATCGGTAACCAGACAGGTATGGCAACAACCTATTTGTCTTTTACTAACGCCGCATGGACAGGCTCAATCACCGCAAGAGGTGCATTGATCTATTTGTCTAACGGCACAACAAACCCCGCAGTATGCGTGCTTGATTTTGGTTCAGATAAGACCTCTACGAGTACATTCACCGTACAATTCCCAGCAGTCACTAATACGTCTGCAATCATCCGCATCTCTTAATAGGAGCATATATGCAAAACGAACTTTCTAACTTTGGCGACCATGCAGTAGCAACGCTACAAGCAAACGCTTCTATCCCAGAAGGCATGGGTGTTGACGGCTACTACCACGTAGAGTGCCGTGATGCTGATGGCAAACTCAAGTGGAATGAAGAGTTCCCTAACTTAGTTGTGGCTATCGGTAAGCAGTTGATGCTTGATACCTTGCTACGTACTTCTGGTACTTACACAACTGTTGGCCCATTCCTAGGTTTGATTAGCAACAGCACTACGTTTGCAGCGGCAGACACCATGACTTCTAAGACATGGACTGAGTTGACTACCTACACCGTAAGTGGTTCTGCTGTTCGCGGTACGGCTGTGTTTGGTGCCTCTACCTCTTCTGGTTCAACTCCATCAAACGTAACAACTTCTACAGCCACAGCGATTACCTACACAATGACAGGTTCTGCTACTGTGTATGGCTGCTTCTTGGTAACAGGCACAGGCGCTGTCAGCACACTCTCTAGCACTGCGGGTACTTTGTACTCAGAAGGAAACTTCAGCACTGCCAAGACTGTTACATCTGGCGACACTGTTAGCGTTACCTACTCGACTACCGCGACATCTTAATAAAGGAGTCTTAAATGGCTCTCGTTCTAGCAAACCGTGTCCAAGAAACGGGGACAGCTAACACCACCATAAGTTTTACGCTTTCTGGTGCTGTTGCTGGCTTTCAGACATTCGCCGCTGTTGGTAATACCAACACGACGTTTTATGCAGCCACTGATGCTTCTGGTAATTGGGAAGTTGGTCTTGGCACGTATGCTACTTCTGGACCTACGCTCACGCGCACGACCGTCTACGCTTCTAGTAACTCTGGAAGCGCAGTTACTTTTAGTGGTACTTGCAACGTATTTATTACTTATCCATCCGGTAGGTCTGTAAACCTTGACGCGTCTGGTAATGTCAGTGCTCTGGGTACGATTGCCTCTGGTACTTGGAACGCTTCTACTATCCCTGTCGCTTATGGTGGTACGGGCGTAACTACTTCTTCTGGCGCAAGTTCGCTTGTATTGCGGGATGCAAACCAGAACGTAACAGCAAACAACTTTCTTGGTGGCTACAACGTCATTACGGCTGCAGGTACGACTACCACGCTAACTGTTTCTTCGGCTTACTACCAGCGCATTAGCGGCTCTACCACTCAGACAATCAAGCTACCTGATGCCACGACGCTGGTTAATGGACAAGGTTTTACCTTTGATAACGACTCAAGCGGAACAGTAACAATTGTTGATAATGCTTCTAGCACCATAGACACCATTCCCTCTGGTGCATACTCCTACATTTTTGTAGAAAGCAATGCCACATCTGCGGGTTCTTGGGGTAAGTATGCGCTTATCCCAGCAACATATGACTTCAATACAAGTACAGCCGACTTTGGTACAGCGACTATTACCAACGCTACCTATCAAGGTAACACAATCGCGTCAGGCTACGGCGGTACAGGTTTAACTACCTTCACTGCGGCTAATAATGCCTTGTATTCCACATCAGGTTCTGCTTTAGCAGCGGGTACTTTACCTGTTGCGGCTGGCGGTACTGGGGTGACTTCCTCTACGGGTACGGTAGCAGTTGTTTTGTCAAATAGCCCTACTCTAGTCACTCCTGTTCTTGGTACTCCTTCGTCTGGAACTTTAACTAGTTGTACAGGTTTACCGTTAACTACAGGTGTTACAGGTACTCTGGCTGTTGCAAACGGCGGCACAGGTGTAACTACCTCTACAGGCTCTGGCGCAAATGTTCTAGCAACTAGCCCTACCTTAGTAACTCCCGTATTGGGGACGCCTTCATCGGGTACTTTAACTAGTTGCACGGGGTTGCCACTATCCACAGGGGTTACAGGAACCCTACCCACTGCAAATGGCGGTACTGGAAATATAAATGGCACTGTAGCAACACTGACTACAGCACGCGCAATTTACGGCAATAACTTTGATGGTTCTGCCGCCTTAACTCAGGTCATTGCGTCTACTTATGGTGGTACAGGTAACGGGTTTACTAAATTTTCTGGACCAGCTACGGCAGAAAAAACCTTCACTCTCCCAGATGCTACGGCAACCATACTAACTTCAAATGCCGCAGTAACTGTGGCTCAAGGTGGTACAGGACAAACTTCATACACTGACGGTCAAATTCTTATTGGCAATACGACTGGTAATACTTTAGCTAAGACCACATTAACTGCTGGTACAGCTATTTCTGTAACTAACGGCGCTGGCGCAATTACTCTTGCTAATACAGGCGTTACATCTAACGTAGCTGGCACAGGTATTTCCGTATCAGGCGCGACTGGTGCGGTGACTATTACCAACTCCGGTGTTACATCCAACGTAGCTGGTACAGGTGTTACCGTGTCAGGCGCAACAGGCGCAGTTACAGTTTCTATTGGTCAAGCTGTTGCTACATCATCCAACGTCCAGTTCAACTCACTTGGTGTGGGTACGGCTGGTTCGGCTACTGCCGGTGAGATTCGCGCAACTAATAACGTCACTGCGTACTACTCTGATATTCGCCTAAAAACAAAGATTGGTGATATTACTGACCCATTGGGTAAAGTACGCCAGATTGATACTTTGATTTACCACGCTAATGAGACTGCGGTCGAGTTAGGGTACGACGCTAGTGTGATTGAAGTTGGTGTGAGTGCTCAATCTGTGCAAGCTGTACAGCCCCAAGCCGTCGCCCCTGCCCCTATTGATGACAAATATCTGACTGTTCGCTATGAGCGTTTGGTGCCGTTGTTACTTGAATCTGTTAAGGCTTTAGAAGACCGCATCATCGAGCTTGAAGCCAAGCTGAAAGGGTAACCGTGTTTGGGATACCTGCCCTTGGCGTAACCCCCTTTGCTTCTCAAGCAGCCACAGTTATTTACCTTACGCTTGCAGAAAATATTAGCGCGGCAGATTCCAGCACGCAATTAAGCACGTTTCTTCAAACCATATCACAAGGCTTTACGATAGCGGATACCCCCAATGATGCGGGTATTAGTTACTCTACGGGTGTAACTGAGAGTTTTACTTTTGGCGACTCCAGCACCCAAGCGTCTGCGTTCCTACAGAGTCTGACGGAGAACTACACACCTGCGGACACTCTAACAATAGCCGCGCAGTTTGCTGTTTCTCTGTCCGAAGCGACTACGGTGGCAGATGTTTTGGTGGCATATTTGGCGGTATTACAAACTATTACAGAAAACTTTGGTGCAGCTAACACACAGACTATCGCCGCTCAATTTGCGTCATCTATAGCGGAAAACACTACGCTTGCAGATGTACTGGCTATAGCGGCGCAGTTCAAACCCTCTATTACTGAAGCCCTGACAAGCGGGGATGCGCCTACGATTGCCGCACAATTTGCGGTAAGTCTGACTGAAAATTTAACCCCCGAAGCATCGTATCTTGCTGGCTTAATCGTATTGTTTAGCATAACAGAAGCGTTGACTTCCGCCGACTCTAATACCCAGCAGTCTGCATTTGTACAAACCATAGCAGAAAACTTCAGTCCAGTAGACGTACTAACAATCCTTGCCCAGTTAAAAGTTGCGATTGCCGAAAATGTCACTATGGCGGATAATCCAGCCGTATCAGGCTGGCTAAAGATTATTGATGCACAAACCGCAAATTGGTCAACCATAAGCAACTCTGAAACTGCTGGTTGGACAACCATAAATAACTCACAATGAGGTAACACATGAGCAGTACCTATTCCACAAACCTAGCCCTTGAGCTAACGGGCACTGGCGAACAGGCTGGTAACTGGGGCGCGACTAACAACCTCAATATTGGTACGCTTTTAGAGCAGGCAATTTCTGGCTATGTGACTCAAAGTATGCCCGGTACCGATGTGACGTTAACTATGTCAAACGGTGCGTCTGCTACAGCTCGTAATATGTTTATTGAGTTGACTGGCACAGGCGGAGCAAGTCTAATTGTTCCAGCCAACAAGAAGTTGTATTTCATATACAACAACACTTCAAATGCCACTACCGTAAAGGTTAGCGGACAAATTGGGTTATCGGTTCCTGTAGGTAGTAAGTATTTGATGGTATGTAATGGTACCGATGTTGTTGGTGCAATTAACCGTTTGGGTAGCCTAACATTAGCAGCGCCATTAACAGCCGACAGTGGTGGTACAGGCGTAGCAACGCTTACAGGTTTAGCCTACGGTAATGGAACAGCCCCATTTACTGCGGCTACTGCGGCTCAAACTGTGGCTGTAATTGGTTCAACCGCAGTTACAAATGCCACAAACGCAACTCAGATAACCAACTCAGGTGGGTGGAGCGTAACCCCATCAGGTACAAAGTTAAATTTTAGTTATAACGGAACAACTGTAGCATCGTTGGATTCTTCGGGTAACTTTATTGCCCTTGCCAACGTAACCGCATACGGTACACCATAAGAGGTTTAAATGACTACACCTTCTGGAACGATAGGACTATCCGATGTAAATACCGAATTAGGGTATTCATCAACCGCGCTTATAACAATGAACGACGCTGCTGTGCGAACACTTGCTGGCGTTGGCGGAAGTGGTACTATAATTACGATGCAAAATTTACAAAATAAGTCAAACTCATTTTCGGGCACTATCTCGTCTAACCAAACAAATCTAAATTTACGCACTTGGGCGTTAGCAAATGGTTGGGGTGGCACATCAGCTGCAATAATTACTATAAATTCTGGTGTTTATATTTACGCCACAAGCACATCAAATGCCGGATTAACTATTAACGGTTCATGGCCCGGCGGTGTAACTGTAATTAACAACGGCTATATCATGGGGATGGGCGGTCGATGGCCTTCATCGGGTGCTGGCGGCTCGGCTATATCTTTAGGTGTTAATACCACTATTACAAATAATTCAGGTGCTTATATTGCGGGCGGCGGCGGTTCTGGAGCGGGTTCTGCAACCGCTTCTGGTGGTGGCGGCGGTGCCGGTGGCGCTCAAGGCATGGATAGTGCTACCGTTAATTCGGGCGGCGCAGGTGGTGGACCCGGTTCAGCGGGAAGTAATGGTGTAACTGTTACGTATCCGGCAGGCAAAGGCACTTCCACAGAGGGGTCTGGCGGAGGCGGGGGTCGTATCCTTCCCGGTTCTGGTGGTGCGGGCGGTTCTAGTGGTAGTTATTTCGGTAAAGGCGGAGGCGCTGGTGGCGGCGGCGGCACTATGGGTAATGTCCTTGGTGGTACTGGCGGTTCTGCAAATAATGCTGGTGGTAATTGCGGTGGTCCTAGCCCGAACCCGTTTGCTGGTTCTGGTGGTGGTGGGTGGGGCGCGGCTGGAGGAAATTGCTCTTCTACCGGTTATGGCAACGCATACCCATATGGCGGTGCTGGTGGATACGCAATTGCTTTGAATGGGTACACCGCTACTCGTAGTGGTTCTGGAACAACTTATGGAACTGTTGCTTAGAAAGGAAAAATATGACTATTAAATATGCTTATATAAACCCACACACAAGAGAATATCAATACACCGAAAGCCGTGAAGAACTAATAAATGTTTTAGCTGCTATGGCGGCTGAGATATATTGTTCACATTATTGCAATGGTGAACCATACTCAATAGTGGAAGTTGACGAATCTGGCGCAGAAAAATGGTACACACCGACAGGGGAGCAACGAATGACTCACACTGAATTGGAAGCCCATATTAAATACTTAAATTCTTTCAGAAACGCTGGCGAAATCCCAGTGACCATCGCCTAATGGACGCCCCAATTACAAAAATGGTTTGCGTTAGCAACCTATGGGTGCGCATGATGCACTTTGTAAAAGCAGGTGACTGCAACGAAGGCCATGTACACAACTTTGACCATATCACTCTTTTATCTAAAGGACGTGTAAAGGTTGATGTTGAAGGGCAACTAACTGAATTTAAAGCCCCACATATGATTTATATCACTGCGGGTAAACGCCATTTCCTCACTGCTTTGGAAGATGACACAGTTGCTTGCTGTTTGCACGCTTTGCGTACAGGTGAACGGGAAGAAGACATCCTTGACCCCTCAATGGTCCCTGTAGGTGTCGATCCATTTGCAGAGGGGTTAGCCAAACCACTATGAGATTAGAGCGCCATAAAAACTTTTTGTCGCCAGAAGACTGCACTGCGCTAAATGCGTGGGTAGACGAGGGCGTTGAAAAGAAATGGCTTGATGCTGGTATTTCGAGGGGTATGTTAGGGTATACCGGGCGCGTAACCAGTCGAGGGTATGGGTATCGGTTTGAATACCCCCAAATTGTTTTAGATATTTCTGATCGTATTCGTAAATTTTGTGGTGTTAATTCTTATGGGTTGATTGATGATGGGCACGGTAGAGACGGCGTAGTTGTATCTTGTACTTTTGGTGGGGGGGATGTGTATGAACATAAAGACCCAAAACCCTCAAGCAAATTATCAGCCCTTCGTTGTAATGTGATGACCCGTGCCGCTGATGCTGGCGCAGAACTTTATGTTGATGGGCAGTTTGTAAATATAGAAGTTGGGGAACTGCACTGTTATCTTGCTTCTGATTTTGAACATAAAGTTACATCTGTGGAGGGCAATACCCCCCGTGTTTTGTGGATGTTTGGCGCTTACGTTCCTATGCAAGATTGGGAAGACGGTGTTATTAAAGTAGGAGCACACTAATGTGGACCCTTTCACTCTTCTCATGGCGGCCCAAACCGCCGTTGGTTTTATCAAGCGGGGGTGTACTCTCCTGCATGAAGGGCGTATGGAGTTGGAAGGGGCCAAGAAAACAGCCGAGCAGGTCATTGGCGATGTCAAAGCAATCAAGGGCGTGTTTGATTGGTTCATTGGTCTGTTCATTAGCAAACCAGCCAAGCCAACCGAAGAAAAGCCTGTGGCAAAAGCGAAAGCCAAAGCCAGCAAGCAACAACAGTCTTACGAGGAACTTGAACTTAAACTCATCAGCGAGATTGGTGCAAACATCGGTGTTCTCTTTGATACACAACAACAGATTACAAACTTCTACCTTGAACTAGAGGAGACATCAAAGACCAACTACGACCCGACCCAGAACACCAGCAAAAAAGCTATTGAGCGTGCGTTGGTTGAATTACAGTTGGAGAAGTTGATGGAGCAGACAAGGGAAGCGATGGTTTATGCGCCGCCTGAGTTAAAAGATTTGTATAGCCGATTTCTAAAGATGCACGCCAAGATAGAACAAGAACAAGCGTGGGCAAGGTCAGAACTGATACGCAGGACTAGGTTGGCTAGGTGGAAGCAAGAGCAAAATGAGATTCGAGTCATTGAAATGATAAGTGGGGTAATTGCCGTGATGTTCATATCTTTATTTTTTGGGTGGCTAATGTGGCAACTACGAAACTTGTCTGGTGGATATTGATAGGAGTCGCACTATGTATCGTCGTAGCAGCAACTTCAATGGCATACGTAGAAACCCTATACATGCGAGCGCAACTTAAACAAGAGATGAAAGAACTTCGTAAACTCAAACGCGAACTAAAGGAACAGAAATGAATGACTTATTCAACTTGCTTAAAGGCATTGCACCTACTTTGGCTACTGCCGTTGCTGGTCCTTTGGGCGGTGCCGCTGTTAGCGCTATCGCTAGTCGCTTGGGCGTTGGTGACTCTGTTGAAGCGGTAGCCAAGGCTATTGCTGGTGACCCAGCCGCTGCCCAAAAAATTGCAGAGTTAGAGTTAGAGATGACCAAAGTGGCGGCAGACGCCATGAAGAACGAAGATAACAATGTCTCTACCCGATGGAACGCAGACATGTCTAGCGATTCTTGGCTGTCCAAGAACATTCGTCCAATGAGTCTTGTGGCTATCTTTGTGGGTTACTTCCTGTTTGCCATGATGAGCGCCTTTGGTTTGAACGCAAATGAAGCCTATGTCACCTTGCTAGGACAGTGGGGAATGCTGATAATGGGGGCATACTTTGGCGGACGCACCGTCGAGAAACTTGCTGAGATGAAAAAGAAATGAACCTGTCCGAACACTTTACACTAGAAGAAGGCACGTATAGCGAGACTGCTATACGCATGAACATCAATAACCAGCCCGATGAACGCCAACTGGCAAACATGAAGACGGCGGCTGGGCATTTGGAAGAGGTGCGTAATGTCACTGGCCCTATGCGTGTTAATTCTTGGTTACGCCTGCCCGACGTTAATCTTGCTGTTGGCGGTTCTAAAGTATCCAGCCACATGGATGGTTGGGCTATTGACTGCTCTTCTTCTGCTCATACTCCTTATGACCTATGTCAGCTTGTTTTGAAAGCTGGTATTAAATTTGACCAGATGATTCACGAGTATGGACGTTGGATGCACATTTCTTTTGCGCCTGAGATGCGTCAGCAAGAGTTGACTATCTATAAGCCAGAAGGCAAATACAAACCCGGCATCTGGACAGAAGCCGAATACCACACGAAGTAATATGCCATTACAGAAACTACAGTTTAGACCCGGTGTAAACCGCGAAGGCACTACTCTTTCCAACGAGGGTGGTTGGTTTGACTGCGACAAAATTCGTTTTCGCTCTGGTTACCCTGAGAAGATCGGTGGTTGGCAAGTAGATGGCGGAACTATTTATCCAACTGCGCCGACTACCACACTTGCCGCTACTAGCGGTGTTTCCACATCTGCCACAGTACCGAGTGGTACAGGTACGTATTGGGGTATCGCTAAATCCATGTGGAATTGGATTAACTTGGCTGGGTATAACCTGCTATCTATTGGTACTAGCCTTAAGTTCTACATACAAAACTCAAGTGGTGGCGCATTTAATGACGTAACTCCTATCAGAGATACTACGGCGGCTGGCGATGTAACTTTTTCTGCCTCAGCGGGTTCGCCAACTATTACTGTGACTGATGCGGCTAACGGTGTGCAGGTGGGTGACTTTGTAATTTTTAGTGGCGCTGTTTCTCTCGGTGGTGCAATTACTGCAGCTGTGCTCAATAGAGAGTACCAAGTACAAACTGTGCCGACTATTTCTACTTACACGATAACTGCATCGGTTAACGCAACTAGCGGCGACTCAGGCAATGGTGGCGGTTCTACTGTGGGCAACTATCAAATTTCTACTGGCTACACCACTTTTACTTATGGTACAGGTTATGGTGCTGGTGGCTATGGTGGTTCGCTTGGCCCTTCATATACAACTACTATAAATGGCGGTACTGCGGTTACTGCTAGTTCTACTACGGCTATTACTGTGGTGTCTACAACCGGTTTTGCTGCGAGTGGGACTATTTGGATTGGCACTGAAGGTATTACTTATACTTCTATAACAGGCACTACGTTTGCGGGCACGATAACTCGTGGTTATCAGAGTACTGCGGCGGCACACGCAAATGGTTCTGCTATATATCAGTACCCATCAACTGCCACGGGTTACGGCTCTCCTGCTTCTACAGGTGTAGGTATTCAGTTGCGTTTATGGAGCCAAACAAACTACGGTGAGGACTTAGTGTTTAATCCTCGTGGTTCGCCTATTTACTACTGGGCTAACAACTCAAGTGTTAACGTCTATGATCGTGGACAAGTTATCAAAGCCAGCACTCCGGTATATGTAAAAGGTGGTTCATTTACACCCGATGCAACCTGCCCATCTGTGGCTAACTTCATACTTGTATCAGATGCTTCGCGGTTTACGTTTGCTTTTGGCTGTAACGATCCAACTGGCGTATACGCAACTGCCGTGCAAGACCCAATGCAGATTCGCTGGTCTGACCAAAACACACTTGCTACTTGGACACCGGCTATTACTAATCAAGCAGGTGGTATTCGTCTAAGCCACGGCTCTGCCATCATTACTGCGTTTCAAACACGCCAAGAAATATTGGTGTTTACTGATGCGGCTATCTATTCCTTCCAATACCTTGGCGCTCCATATGTATGGGGCAGTCAAATTCTTGGTGACAACATTTCTATCGTTAGCCCTAATGCTGTACAGGTGGTAAACAACGTCGTTTACTGGATGGGTGTTGATAAGTTTTATATGTACTCTGGTCGTGTGGAAACACTGCCTTGCGCTTTGCGCCAGTACATCTACGGCAATATCAATACTACTGAAGCGTTTCAATTTTCATCTGGCACTAACGAAGGCTACAACGAAGTTTGGTGGTTGTATGTGTCTATTACTGGGACTACGTCTACTGGAGAAAACGGTACGGGTACTGCCGCTAACCCAAACACGCTGATTGATCGTTACGTAATTTATAACCACTTAGAACGTACTTGGTACTACGGCACACTAAACGGCTCAACAATTCGCCCTCGCTCTTTTTGGCTAGACAGTCCATTACGTGCTGAACCTACTGTGGCTATTGGATACAACTCTAATGGCGCATACACAAATGGCGGGCTTGTATATCACGAGACAGGTGTAGATAACAACGAGACTGGCACTCCAGTTGCCCTTACATCGTATGTTCAATCTTCGGACTTTGATATTGGTGATGGTCATAATTTTGGTTTTGTTTGGAGACTTATTCCCGACATCACTTTTGATGGCTCCACCTCAGCAGCGCCCTCCACTAACTTTACGGTAAGACCGCGACAAAATCCCGGTGCAAACTACGGAGACTCAGACAATCCGTTTGTAAACAGCGCCCTGTCCTACGCCAGCACAACAACATATAACGTCCAACAATTTACCCAACAGGTCTATGTGCGGATACGTGGGCGTCAGATGGCGTTTAGGATTTCCTCATCAGACCTTGGTACACAGTGGCAGTTAGGTGCTCCACGTATTGATGTAAGACCAGACGGGCGCAGATGACGTTACCTCTGTTTCGGATAAGTCCGTTAATCCCGCCCAAAAATCCGCGAGTGCCTGCGGCTCCGGTGGAGTACGACCGCAACTATATTGATGCGCTAACAAGTATTCTTCGTCAGTATTTCAATACGATTGACAACTTTACCCAACCGTTTTCATCTACGTATGGCGGAGCGTATTTACAGTTTCCTTATGGGGCATTTTCATCAAGCGCCACCCAAACTGCTACAGCCAATACAGCCACACTGATGACGTTGAACACAACGGATTTTTCTAACTCTGTGTCTATTAGCTCATCTAAGATTACGGCATCAATATCAGGGGTCTACAACTTACAGTTCAGCGCACAGTTTCAAAACACTGATAACCAAATCCAAGACATTAGTATCTGGTTGAAGCAAAACGGTACGGATATTCCGGGGTCAACTGGACTTGTATCTATCCCTGCCAGAAAGAGTGCATCAGCAGGCGAAGAAGCGCATGAAATTGTTGGGTGGAACTACTATGTTAGTTTGCAGGCGGGGCAGTACATAGAAATTTACTGGTCAACCACTAATGCCGCTGTAACTATTCAATACTACGGGGCTAGTACAAGCCCAACCAGACCAGCAACTCAATCTGTGGTAGCCACAATGTCGTTTGTGTCTGCGCTCTTCCCATGATAAACTCAATCAACCCCCCATCTACGAGGCAAAAATGAGCCTACAACTTGCTGCCCAACATTTATCCGATCACGGTCGCGGCCCTGACGATACGCTCGTCCACATGTCTCGTGATGAAGTCAAAAGCCTCAATGACTTGGCTATGGCACACGGGGGTCAACTAACTACTAATCCGCATACTGGGTTACCCGAAGCGGGCTTCTTGTCTTCGTTATTACCTATGATTGCCGGTGCCGCCTTGAACGTCGCACTTCCCGGTTCTGGAATGCTTGTACCTGCTCTAGTTGGCGGCGCAAGTATGTTGATGAACCCCAAAGCAGGATTGATGGGTGGTTTGATGGCTGGTCTTGGCGCGTATGGTGGCGCTAATTTGGGCGAGGCTTTGGCGCAACAGGGTATGGAAAAAGCTGCCGGACAGAAACTGTTAGAAGGTAAAGTCGCTGAAAATGTTACGCAGATGGGTAGTAATCTACCTTCTAGCGGCGTAATTCCTAGGTTAGCGCCGGGGGAAGTATTGCCTTACGGAACGGGAATGTCGGGCACTATGGCTAGTGGTGATATGCCAGCAGTTTTAAACGCTAATCAATATGGCGCGGGTATGTCCCCCACAGATTTAAAAGCTGGATTTGCTGCCCAAAGTATGGCGGACCGTTTTGGTACCGTGGGCCAAGGTATTGGTTCTCTTACACAACCCGGCGGTCTTAGTGGTTTAGGTAGCAAATTAGGCGGTTATTCAGGTATAGCCCAAACAGCACTTGCCGCCGCCGCACCACTTGCAACTCAACAAGCCGCTGCTCCTGCCGCAGCCGTAGGCGACAAAGACATGGGTCAGCGCTACACATACAGCGCAAACAAAGCTACGCCTTTACCCGCTCCAGATGTTCCTACTTACCAAGACATAAACACCAAACAAGGTAACTTTGGCGCGGAGCAAAGGTATTTTGCAAACCCAGAGTTCAAAGCTGTTACCAACGACGAAGCCAAGAACATTTACCACTTTGCAGGTGGCGGGCCAGTAGAGCAAATGTCTAATCAAGCCACTTTGGGTGAGAACACCATGTACCCAATGGCAAATATCGGCACATCTGCTTTTGCTACGCCTTACCAAGACCCACGCTCTACTAACATGATTGCTCCAACAATCGCCCCGTCTGGCGGCGGTACGGTAAACATGATGTCCGGCGAACCTAATATGCAGGGGACTCGTCTGGCTGAAGGAGGTATCTCAGGTGCGGGATATAACTTGGGTGGTTATTCTGATGGTGGTCGCTTACTTCGCGGGCCGGGCGATGGCGTATCTGATTCGATACCTGCTTCTATAGGTCACAAACAACCTGCTCGTCTTGCTGATGGTGAGTTCGTAGTTCCAGCCCGTATCGTGTCAGAGTTGGGCAACGGCTCAACTGAGGCTGGCGCACGTAAACTCTACGCCATGTTGGACAGGGTTCAATCGGTTCGTAGCAAAACTGTGGGTAAAGGCAAAGTGGCAAAGAACAGCCGTGCGGATAAGTATTTACCCGCATAAACATGCCTTTGTTCCATATCAAAGCAAATGAACTGCCCCTAGTGTGGGATGTTGTTGCTCCTTTGTTACAGAAGGCTATTGACTTAGACCCAACGTCTACGTCGACACAGCATGTAAATTACACCATCCGTACTGGGGTGATGAATTTACTGGTGTGGGAAGAAGAGAATGAAGGTATTACAGGCGCAGCCACTGTGAGTTTTACAGATCATCCAACTGAACGAATCGCGCAAGTTCATTTAATGGGTGGTGCGGGTATTGTTAAAAAACATGTGTTTGAGCAAGCCCAGAACTGGATGCGTGCTAACGGCGCTACAAAAGCGCAGTGTTGGTGTCAAGACAACCTCGTGCCTATGTACGAGAAAATGGGTTTAGGTAAAACCCATAACGTGATGAGGATAGACCTATGAGAATGAATTCTGCTAAAGCCTTGTTAGATATTCCAGACCTTCCAGAGGAAGCGTTTAAGCATATCGGCGACCGCAAAATCAGACCCCAAGGTGACTCTGGCGGCGGCGGTGCCGCGCAGCCAGCCAATACTACATCTACAACAACCCAGACTACTGAGTTACCAGAGTGGGCACGCGGCTACGCTAAGGAAGCATTAGCTAAAGGCCAAGCTCTTACCGACGTTAACCAGAACCCGTACCAAACTTACTCAAACCCGCGTATAGCCGGGTTTTCCCCAATGCAGCAGCAGTCTTTTCAAGGCGCTGCAAATATGCAGGTTGCTCCCCAAATAGGTCAGGGCACAGCCGCCGCTACTGGCGCGGGCTTAGGTGGTCTTGATGTTGCTGGGCAATCTAATGTAGGCGGTTTCCAGAACCAAGTTGGCGGGTACACGAACCCGTACATGAACCAGATTTTGGCTCCTCAACTAGCCGAAGCTAACCGTAACTATGATATTGGTGCTACTAAACAACAGAGCGCAGCGACGCAAGCCGGTGCGTTTGGCGGTTCCCGTGAAGCGATCATGGCTGCGGAAAACGAACGTAATCGTAATACGGGTCTGAACCAAATCTATGGTCAGGGCCTAAACACTGCGTATACCAACGCACAAAATCAATACAACCAGAACTTGCAGAATCAACTTGCAGGTTACGGGATGGCTAACCAAGCCGCAGGTCAGTTGGGTAATTTGGGTCAACAACAATACCAACAAGGTATGGGTATCAACACCCTGCAGAACCAGTACGGCGGGCAGCAACAAGCTCTGCAACAGCAAGGGCTTACACAAGCATACTCTGACTTCCAGAATCAACAGAACTACCCATACAAGCAGTTGGGCTTCATGTCCGACCTTATCCGTGGTTTGCCACTGGGTCAGCAATCAACTGCGTCTGTATATACACCACCACCTTCTACCGCCCAGTCTATTGGGTCGTTGGGTCTAGGCGCGTACGGTATTGGGCAGATGTTCAAAGCCGAGGGCGGCACCGTCAAGAGTATGGCGGGCGGAGGTTTAGGTGGCGCTGTCCCCGGTGGCAGTGTGATGAGCCGCGAATTTAAAGAAGATGCGGTTGGCAACATCCCCACTGACAGAGGTCTACAAGCCGCTGCTATGGGTGCGCAAGCCCGTGGTGACTTAGAGACACAACTAGCCGCGCAGAACGAGATGAGTGAAGATGCCGCGATTCGTCGTGGTGTTTCTGGACAAGTACCTGCACAATTTGCTGACAACATGACTCGTCATGCCAACGGCGGTATCGTTGCGTTTGCCCTTGGTGGTGGCACAAGTTACGAAGACTACCAGAAAAAGTTATCTGACTTTAATGTTAAGGATGCACCAACACCCGAGCAGACTATAGAAGGTATTGGCAAATTTCAGACTGGGTTAGAGAAGGCATATGGCCCTAGCCAATTAGACCCCTACGTCGAACAAATTAAAACCGACCGTGCTGCAAATAAAGAGAAAAGCATGGACGACGCCAAAGGGCGTATGGCGTTTGCCGCCGCTGAAGCACTCAGTTCGGGACCGAGCCTACGACATGTGCTTGGTAAAACAATCGGTGCTGCTGGCAGAGAAGGCACAGCCGCTATTAAAGAGTTTAAAGAAGCTGACAGACTCGATCGTCAGGCGGAGATCGCGTTGGTTGGTGCTAACCAAGCACGTAAGGACGGCATGACTGGTAAAGCTGCTGACCTCAACGCGGCTAACAACATGTTGTCTCAGAAGGCTGAAGAGATGCGGGCGGGCATTCTTGAGAAGGGCCTCACTTCTGCTGCTGGCATTAAATCTTCTGAGATTGCTGCTGCCTCTGCTAGAGATACTGCCAATAAGCCCGGTGAGACAGAACGCATGATGGCTAAGGCAGATGCTATTTATAGAGGCGAAGACTCTTTCAACGGTCAAAAAGGACCAGCCGCTGCCAAAGCCTATCAAGAAGCCGTGGCTGCGACAAACGCATCTAGGCTCGGTGTCAGATTTACTGGTCAAAACAAAGACTGGGAGCACCACAAGATGGTCATGGACTCTTTGTCTAAGGACAAGGGTGTTGGTCTGGCGCAGATGGAAGTCGCACAGTTGGAAGGTATGGAGAAACGTACCCCAGCACAAGACGCTCAACTAACCCAGAAGCGGGCGTTCTTACAGAACCGCTACAACACTGAGCTTGAAAGAGCCAAGAAGTATGCGGGCAGTGATGGCACTGCGGCACCAGCCGCTGGTGCGGCTACTGGTACACCGACCCTTGCGCAGTTTATTGCGGAAGCTAGGAAAGCTCCACAAAACAAAGACTATACTGACGATCAACTAGCAGCGTACTACCACCAGAATTACGGGAATAAGTAATGCCAGAAATCTTCGATCCGTTCGCTCAACGTAAAGAGCCAGCGATCTTTGATCCTTTCGCTCAACGGACCGAAGAAAAGCCTGAGAAGAAGGTCGAGGAAAAGCCCCCCGTAGTTAAAGCTTCAGAGCAAGAATACGGTGTAGGTTCAGCTATTGCGGATACGTTAAAGAAACTAACCGGCGCTACTGTAGGCGGTGTTGGTTCTTTACCCGAAGGCGCTGAGCAAGCCGCTAGGGGTACGATACGTAATGCACTAACGGGTGAAAATACGTTAGAGTCTTTCTTGGGTCTTATTGCCCCCGAAACTAAAGCTAAGTACGACCTAGACAAAATGCGGGTCCAAGAGAAAGTTACTGGGCGTAGTATTGCAGATCAGCAAAAAGAACGCGCTTTTATTGAGCAGGCAATAGGTGCTATACCTCACGTACCCGGTTTACGAAGTTTGTCTGATTACGCTTATGGCGTGCAGAAAAATATTGAAGATAGCATGTCTGAGGTCGGGAAGGGGCGCGTAGAAGGCTCGACCCCAAAAGGCAATATATTTAAGGGCGAGTTTAGTTTTGGTGATGACCCCACAATAAGTGGTTATCTTTTGCAAGCGGCTGGCGTATTGGGTTCTATGGGCCCTGTTCTTGCAGTGTCGATGCTCACCAAAGACCCGACTAAAGCTGTTAGTCGTGGCACTGCCGTTGGTGGTGGTATGGCTGCGGGCGAAGGAGCGCAAAACGCACGCGAAAAACTAGAGAAGCTGTCAACTGATGAGATGTATCAAGTCAGCCCGTTTTATAAGGGTCTAGTAGATAGTGGCGTTAAACCAGAACGCGCAAAAGAACTGACTGTCAGCAAAGCATCTGAGACGGGCGCTATCTTGCAAGGACTAGTTGGTGCGCTTGGTTCTAACATAACCAGTAAGTTGATGACCGGCGCGTTTGACCACTTGATCGCCAAGGTAGGCAAAGGCGCTTTAACTAGGGGTGCGGTTGGATTGGGCGCGGAGGGCTTGGAAGAAGGTATCCAAGAACTAGGTGAAGGCGTAGCCGCCAACATCGGTGTTAAACAAGTTTTGCCAAGTCAAGAACTGGGCGAAGATTCCGCCGCTAATTTGGCGTTAGGCTTTTTGGGCGGCGCAGGACCCGGCGGCGTTAAAGGCGCTCTTACACCCGCAGAGAAAAAACAAGAGCTACAAAAAGGTTCGGTGCTAGATACTCATGGGGAGATACAAAATGTTGGACAACCTATCAGTCCCGCAACTGGAGCAGGCGTTAGCGTGGATACACAGCCCCCTGCGGCAACCACCACCACAGGAGCTGGAGAGCCTGACACCAGCGGAGTGGTACGTGCTAACAGGGCTCCTGCGAGACCTGCTGGAAGAGAAGCTGCACCAGCAAGTTCACTAGAAGATTTCTCTCGTCAGTACAACGATTTACGCAGTGAGCTTTTAACGCTCATGAACAAACCTAATCCGACAGACGCAGATAGACGTCAGGTCGATTTGATATATAAAGACTTCAATGAAGTTGTTACTGCGAACGCCGACAAAATTGAAGCCGCTGGCGGAAGAACATCTAGTTTCTTAAATCCCGCATTCGACGGCAACAAAGTCATTGGTGAGATGGCTACGAACGACGTTGTGGGTAAAGCTAAAGCATCCCAAGGCAATATGTTTGGTAGTTTTGGTGGCGCTAATCGTGCCGCTCAGTCTGCTATGGCGTTGGCTGGAAGAGACCCCGCTCAAGCTCTACAACAACTGGAGAGTAGAAAACAACGCGCATTAGCGGAGTTTGAGAAGAACAAAGACGACCCAGTTTTTGGTATGACGTATGGCAGTCAACTGGGTATGACAAAAGGCGAAGCGGCTAGAAACCCAGAAACGGTAGCTAAACACATACTGGACCAAACGCTTGCTAATATTGAGCAGGCCGCTGAACAACTTAAACGTAGAGCTAGACCATCCCAAGGCGATATGTTTGGTGAAGGTAAGCAGGATGAAATACCCGCTACTAAAGCTGTTGAGTTAACCGAAGATGAAAAAGCCAAACTCCTAGAAGGTGAGCAGGGTGAGATGATTGGCGATGCCACTGACCCAGCGAATATCGCTCGGATGGAGCTCATCAAACAACAGCAAGACATTGAGAAACGCCGTAAGAACGTAGATTACGAAGTAACTCAAACAACGCCCCAAGAGCGGTTGAAGATTCTTACCCAACGTGAGGCGGACCTTAAACGTAAACATGAAGCCGCTTTAGCTGAGCACAAACGCTTAGCTGATCTAGGCGCTCGTCCCGTTGAAGAGAGATTTGCGCGACCCTCTGGCTCAGAAATAAACCAAGCCAAAGGATTGGCTGTAAGTTACAACAAAGAACTTAACGACACCCGTAAAGAAATAGCGAAGACTCAAAAGGAAGCAGAAACCTACACGGCTCCAGCGGAACTTAAAAAGCCCGCAGCCCCTACTACTGTTGAGTCTACGCAAGAACAACCAAAACTGTTTGAGGATGTCAAACAAGCGCGACCCGAACCGCTTACTGTTTCAAGTGAAAAGCAAGCCCAACGGGAAAAATACCTGTCAAAGAAAGAACAGGAAGATATATCTTATGCAAAAGAAAACAGACTTGCAAACGTTACCGAAAAAGATTTAGACGCCGCCGCTGCCATCAGAGATACTGCTTTGAAAAAGTTCAGAGCACTAGAAGCCTCTTTACAAGAAGCCGCAGCTAAAGACGCGCCTAAGAGCCAGATCGACAAGATCATGGCTGATATAGAAGTTGCCAAGCAAGAGTATCGAGTCGCGGCTATCGAGGTGGCTGACATATACGATGTGCTGGAGAGCAAGGGTTACAAGTTTAAAAGCGCAGATGTTTCACAAAAGATAGGTGAAGACGAAGAACTTGAAACCGATACCGAACACATCCCGCAAACTGAAGAAGGCGGAATTATTAGCGACTTCTTTGACAGCATTCAACCTCAGTCAAATGAAGAGGCGTCCGTAATACGTCACGGTAGTTCTAAAGGTACTGCCGCTGAAACATTACTGGAATACGATATTGCAGAGCCCGGACAGAAAAGTAGTGAAGGCGCACGCAAGATGTTGGATTATCTCGCCAGCCGTGTGGGTGGTGTAGAGAAGTTGAAGGGCCTCATCTCTGCGTTATACAACTCCACGCCCGCCCAACAGTCGCGCATGTTTGAGAAGCTCGACCTTCCAGACCTAACAACCATCCGGGGCATGGACCAATTCCGTGATGAGGTGCAACAGTTTGTTAACGACTTACACAGTTCTGGAGAAGGTGTAAATCTAATTTCGCGTAATACGCCATCGCCTTTCCACGGGCGGACTATCCCCTACACAGAGACTATTACAACAACGGGCATAGTAACGAAAACAAGTAAGTATGAGTCTGGTAAACCTCGCCGCCCCAATCAGGTGGAGATAGAAACTCAACATGTAATCGTAGATAAAAAATGGCGGCCCGCGCTTACCATACTGAAGCAAACACTTTCTGCTGGTAAAAAGAATTTATCCGATAGGCAGCGTGCTGCCATAAATTATCTTAGCAGTAAGAACCGAAGCACTCTTGGCGAAGCTCTTGCTGATTTAGCGTTTGATCTTGCGTATGGTGTTATAGACCCTAAACGCCACGGGGCTAACTCGACGTTCTTTGGCGAAGGTGGTGAGTACGCACGAGATTTCCGCGAGTGGATTGTTTTAAATCTGGACCAGAGTACGGTCGATATTCTTAATGCAATGGTGGCAGAGCACGCACGCAATCATGCAGAGCGGGTAAAGTTTAAAGAAGCTACCTCTAAGTTCCTTGAGGAAGATGACGCGTACTCTAAAAACCAAATTAATGCCTACGAAAAACGTACGGGACAGAAAGTAAAGAGAGCGCCTAAGAAGGTGCGTATTGGTGACATCAAGGAAGAGCAAGAAGAACGACTAGTAAATGTCAAAAATCTTCCTAGCATCAACATAGTGCACCCAGTCATTACACGTATGCTGGAGCAGGGTAAGGTACAAGAAGCGTTAGAAGTTATGGTTGACGCTAAGGGTAACCCTTACTATGCGTCCTTGGCTCAGCGTTTGCTAGATACTGGTATGACCGCTAAATCGCGTTTGATCGACGTGGATGTTATAGAGTCGTTAAACAACGACCCAGCTATTAAAGAATCTCTTGAACAACGCTTAGAAGTCTTGCGCGACATAGTGGTTACTATGTACCCCACAGCACAGCAAGCCACAATAATTGCAGGACTACGTTCGTCTAAATTACGTGAGTTGCATAGTGCAATAGAAACACTTCAGCATACGATTGATTCTGTAGGTGCGTCAGAGGCGCAGAAACAAGCACTAGAGAACGCAAACAATCTTCTAGTTGAAGAGTTCAATTGGAACGGTAAATACGATCCCGCCACTGATGAAATAGTGTTGCGTTCTGGTGGCGGTAGGCTAACTAACCATTTATTCCTGCACGAGACGTTACACGCTGCGGCTTCACATCTTATTGACAATGCAGACAAACTGACCGGCATACAACGCCAAGGTTATGACCGGTTAGTAGAGCTATACGAATATTCTAAGAATACTTTGCAAGGTGAAGAATTTGCAAACGAGTTCTACGATCTACACGAGTTTGTATCCTATGCACTAACAGACCCGATCTTCCAAGCGCACCTACGTACCTTGGGGTATAAGAATTGGGCCGTTTCGCTGTGGAACGAATTTACACAAGCTATCCGTAAGATGTTCAATGCTAAGCCCGGTCGTGAGAGCAACGTTATGGTTGAAACCATGCTTGCTACTGACGCTCTGCTTGCTGGAACAATGTCTTTGGAAGGCTTGAATACTGCGGGCGGCGCTAAGCCTATGGCTACCGGTACTCGGAAGGCACGCGTCAAAACATTTAAACCCGGTATGCCTAACCAGCCGGGAACTATTCGCCGCCTACTGACATCTAGCTCATGGTCTAAGCAAGCCATCAGAGAGTTCCAGAGTATGTCTGCTAGTGCTAGACCTGCAGCGTTGGGGTTATTAACTTTGCGCCAGCTTGATGATCTGGTCGCTGGGCGCATCCCACAACTTAGCAACTTCATTAAGGTAACTGAGAACTTCCTTGCCCGCAAGAACAACATCCTTAAAGAGTCCGGCGAAATCTCTAAGGCATGGGAAAAACTCCAAAGCAAAAGCCCTGAGATGTCTAGACAACTTGGCTTGGTCATGCACACGGCTACCATTACTGAGATTGACCCAGATAAAGCCACAGTACACCAGCGCAACGCTAACCAGCAGTTGATGATCGAATGGAACAAACTTGATGCGGGCGCTAAGAAGGTGTACCGCGACGTGCGGGACTTCTACGAGCGCCGGTATAGTGGGTACAAACAGTTGATGAATCGTAGGATTATTCAAATGCGCCAGATGGGTGTGTCTGAAAAAACTATCCTTGAGATTCGCAACGAGTTTGAGAAGGGCAAACTAAAAGGCCCCTACTTCCCACTGATGCGCTTCGGACGTTTTTGGTATGAGATTGGCCCTCGTGGTAACCGCGAATACTACATGTTCGAGTCCCAAGGTGCCCGCGATGCCCATCTCGAAGAGCGCATTGCTAAAGACCCACATCTGGCAGACACGATTGGGTCTAGCATTGGTAACGACTATAAGTCGCAGATGGACTTCCATGCGCAGCAATCTAACTTCCTCAAAGAAGCATTCAACGCTGTAGATGGTATTGATGTTACAGGTTTGAGTCCAAAAGATGCTGATGAAAAGAAACAAGCACTGAAAGATAGCTTCTATCAGTCGTTCTTGGCGTACCAACCTGACCGCAGTGTGCGCACAAGATTCATCCATCGCCAGAACAAGGCGGGCTACTCGGAAGATGCTCTCCGTAGTTTTGCCTCATCATCGTTCAATATGGCGTATCAACTTGCTCGTTTCGAGTTCTCTCCCGAGATGTTCTCGCAGTTGGAAGCGGCAAGACTACAGTTAAAAGATAGATTTGATCCTAAAGTTGGGTACGACCCAACAGTGGTTCGTGAGAATGATGAGCTAAACGATTACATCGGTGAGACAAAACGTCGCCTAGATTTGATCTTGAACCCAACAGACATAGGCACTATCCCATCTATGTTGTCCAACGTGGGCTTCATCTACTATCTATCTTCTGCCGCTTCTGCGATTACCAACGTGCTTGGTGGTGTGGTGATTGGCTTCCCAACTTTGGTTGGGCAGAAAGTCAAACTTAACCCCAACATGTCCTACACAGAAGCAACTGCTCGTACTCTCTATGAGACTAGTAAAGCGGCGGCACAAGTGATGGCGGGTGCCATTGCTCACGGTGCGCACGGTATCGACAACTTGACCGGTACGGGTGTAGCGGGCGGTATAGCATCGCCGCTCGATAGGTTTGCAGACTTGACCCCTGTAGAGCAAGCGGCTTACAACAAGTTTGTTGCTGAGGGCCTGATTGATATTACGGCTACGTATGACCAGTCTGGTCTGGCTTCTACACCAACAGAGAACTACTCTGGGTTCCGCCATAGAAGTATGCAAGTACTAACTTACTTGTTCCATAACGCTGAGCGGTTTAACCGTGAAGTGGTGGCTATGTCTGCCTTCCGGTCAGCGTATGCAGAAGCAACTAAGGCTGGCATATCACCAAGAGCCGCGTTCACCAAAGCTGTTACTAGCGCAAAAGATGTAACGAACCGGTCTATGTTTGACTACTCGTCAACTAATAAACCACGCTACTTCCAGCATCCCGTCGCCCGCATCGTCCTGCAGTTCAAACAGTTCCCGCAGCAGATGACTTTCTTTTTAGCGCACAACTTAGTGAACTCGCTCAAAGGCGAGTCGCCCGAAGTCAGACGCGAAGCGCGTGCGCGGTTTGTTGGCACGATGGGTATGGCGGGCATCATGAGTGGGGGAACTGGTCTCTGGGGCTTCTCCACTGTAGCGACTGTCGTTAACGCTGTGTTTAATATCGCGGGCGGTGATGATGATGAAATTCCGTTTGACTTCGAGTTAGCGTTTGTTGACTGGGCTACTAAGACCTTCGGCAAACAAGTTGGTACTGCGATCACTCGCGGTATCCCCAACGCTGTGACTGGGTTGGACATCGGTAGCCGTGTGAAGCTCGATGATATGTGGTGGCGCGATGGGCGTAAGAACCAAGATGAAGCGGAAGCTCTGCAATCGTTCTTAGTGGATAGCCTTGGCCCAACTATCGGCATAGGCGTAAACGCCTTCCGCGCAGTTGATTTATGGAATCAAGGTCACGGCGATCGTGCGATTGAAGCCATATCGCCTGCGTTCATTAAGAATGTGCTGATTGCCAAACGCATGGCAAAAGAAGGTGGCGCGACTAACTTAAGCGGTGACCTGCTTACTGAAAACGATACACCGTTTACTTTGTTGATGCAGTCTGCTGGCCTTCGTTCACAAGAGTTAGCGGAGCGCCAGTACTACAACATTACTGTTAAGGGCCAAGAACAAACAGTTCTGAAAGAACGCCAGAATCTATTGAACTATTACGCGCTGACGTTCATGTCAAATGAATACGACGCCAATAGATCATCCTTCGACAAGATGATGGAGTTCAACAAGAAGCACGGCAAGGTTGCTATTGATGCAGACACCATTATTAACTCTCTCTTCAACCGTTACGTGAAGAAAGCAGAAACAGATCATGGTCTGTACATTGATCAGCGTATGCGCTCTGCGCTAACTCAGCAACATAACTACTTGGCTGAGCAGTGAAAAAAAGCCCCGCTGTTTAAGGCGGGGCTAATCACTATCTAAGGAGAGAGAGCAACTGCTAGTTGCAGGCGAATTCTAACGCTTAATTCTCCAAACCCGTAATCCCCTTATTCCATCTTCTACTACTAGCTTAATAGATGTGGCGTAATTAAGACGCTTCAGCTTACGCTCTAAAAGCTCTCGTGCTTCTTTATCATTGAGACACGGCACAAAGAAGGAGCTACCTACGGTGAACTCCAGCCAGTTAAGTTTGTAGGTTATGCCTTCAATCCGCATCGCCAGCGGTAGGTGGTGCAATGCCCAGCAGGTCAGCGTCGAACTCTAGGGCTACTACGGGCGGTACGGTCATCTCCATGCCAATATCTAAGCGAGTGCGCACCTCAGCTATGAATGCGCCAGTCTTGTTCAAGCCTTCGAGCAAGTCCATAAACGTAACTTGGCGGCTTACGCAGAAGTCCTTTAGTGCTTGGCGCACGATGAATATCTTCTTGGTGTCAGGCTCATAGCGAATCATCAACGACCCCTTGGGGCTAACGATAGGTGAAGCGGCTATGCCGGAGCGGGATGTGCTGTGGCGGTTGCAGACTAGCGTATTCACGTTGTGCTTGAGTAAGAACTCACCCACCACGGTAGCGTAGTCCTCGAAGGTCAGGCGTGTTGCGTTCTGCATACCCGAGATTTCGTTGACTGACCAGTCGTAGACGCGTCTGACATCTATGTCGTGGAGCCCTAGCTTTTTAGCAACCAGAGCGCCAGTCAAGTTAGCCGCCGCCATACCCGACCAGTAGCGTTCACGAGTCTCAATCTTTACTGCGGCATCGAATTTAAGTTGCATACGTAACGCCATATCAACGACTTCTTCTAGGTTCTGCACCAAATATTGAGCATAGGGTAAACCCGCTAACCCGTGGTTGCTGTTGAGCCGACCGAAGATATGCTTAGCTGTGGCCTTGTCTAGATTATTGGTTGGGTCAATCCTGTACTGCAACAAGCGCATCAGTTCACCCTCAGACGTAGACTTCAATGACTCCAGTTTGTCAGTCATACTTGAGTTGGAAGTGCTGACCATCATGGTTGCCCAGAAGCCTTGGGACTCGCGCTCTTCGTTGGCAGACGCCTTCATACGACGCCGTGGTGTGCCTTGGGTAACGCTATAGGCTAGGTCGGAGAAGTCGTCACCACTCATCTTAGTAATCTCATCCACGCCGATTGGCAGGTTACACATCACAGCCATGCGGTGTAGCTTCACGTTCAAAGTATCCCGCCACTGGAGCATCAGGTAATCGGGATGCCCCCATACGCTGTTCATAACCTGCAGGATGGTGGACTTGCCCGTACCTGAGCGGTTGTTGACTAGGTTAATGATGCCGCCTTTGAGGTTCATGAACTTCAGTAGCGGTGCACCAAATGCCGTGAACACAGCGAAGGCATGTGGCTCAAAGCCAGACATGTTGTAGACATTGATGATGTCTTTCCAGTCCTCCAGCGTACCAGCGGGGCGTAGGGCGTGAGCCACTTCACGGGTAGCCTTAGACGGCGGGCTATACCGAATAAAGCTAGGGCCGATCTCTCGGTCGCCCAAAATAAACTTAGAGTCTTCGTCAACCCATCCAAATTGCAATCTCATCATTTCTGCCTCGTGTGATACCTGCAGTTCCTTTGCGCACTGCACGAGATACTCGAGAATCAAGTTCATCTGTAGCTGCATGGCAATAACGCCTTGGAACGAAA